CACTGTCGTATTGTCAGGCTTCATCACACAGGGTTCAGCAGGAACACCCATGTCCTTCATAAACTCTGTCAGGGGATCTTTGTTATCTCCTCGAACAGTGCGAATGTAGTAAGGGCTATGACGTGCATGGATGCCAGAAGCAGAATCAACCAACTGAGAAACAGTCCCCGAAGGTTTAACACAAGTGATCGCAGCAGACCGAGGAATGCCAAGGCGGTCAGCCCACTCAGCATTAGTAGCAACAGCGACATTACGAAGATGCTCAAGGGTAGCCTCCAGTCCGTTGTTCTTGCTGGTCATCAGCGGGTTGTCCATAATGCCAGTCAAGCTCACACCCAACAGACGCTCTTCTTCTGTGTTGTCCTTCCACTTCTTCCGTAGGTAGGGGAAGTTAGTGTAGGTAGACTGGATCGTCCCCAAGATGGTAGCCAGCTTAACCTTATGCGACAGCGTCTCAATAGTGTCAGTAGCACGAACCACAACTTCTGTCAAGTTACAGAACTGATACGGACGCAAGATAATCTCTGAGCAAGGGTTAGTGCCAAAATCCCAATCAGGATTACGACGACCATTCTTAGCTGCTTGTTTCTGACTTGCCTGACGATTGAAGATACCTCGTTCACCTGACTTACTCTCGACCAGTGCCAGCCACTCCCGCATGAAAGTCTCCATGTCAGGCTTCTCAGTGTAGCTGGTAGAGTTGTTAGCCAATGCCCGTTGACCTTGGTTCTCCCACCACTGACCACTCTTAGCGTGACGCATACGATCATCGCTGAGGTTAGACAGAGAGATCATAGCTGAGCGACGGACACCCCCGACAACGACAACCTCACCAATCTTACACATGATGTCGTGGCACTCAATAGAGGAGAGCTTACGACCAGCAGCACCTTTGAACTTACCGATAGTGAAGTTGAACAATTCCACCAAGGGGGCAGGACCAGATGCACGCCCGCCAAAGGTCTTGAGTTTAGCACCAGCAGGGCGGACCTTAGACACGTCCCACTTAGGCACTTCACCAGCCCACAGGAGAGCCAAGAGCTTGCGATATGCCTTAGCCCAACCTTCCTTGCTGTCAGCCACTACAATGGTGTCCTCAGAGGCAAACAGACGCTCAGGCACTTCAGGTAGCTTGTTCACATACTGGCGCTCTACAGAGAAGCCTACGCCTGTACCACACAGCAAGATGAACATAGCCTCATCGAATGCTTTAGGGTCGTCTACAGGCAGGTAGCTACAGTTGTAGGCACAAGTGTTGTCACGCTCTAAAGCAGGACCAGAAGTCATCATAGCCCGCATGGATGGCATTACGTCAAGGCTAAGGATGGCCTCTTCGATGTCGTTCACTATAATTTCGTCACGGGTTACATTAACGACAACATTGCTGATGTAGCGAGAGACTGTCTCACCCCAGTTCTCACGGCGGTTCTCTTCAGGTAGCCAGCGAGAGTAACGGCTGGTGTGGATGAAGGCTTGGTAGTCAGTAGGTAGATAGTTGTTCATCAGATCCTCTTATTGTTCTGCGATTATACAAGGTCGTTTAGGTCTACTTTCGGGTAGTCTGGGTTCTTTAAGATCTTACCATCAGCACGTCGCTGAATAGAGCCATCAGGCTGAATGCAACGGCCAACATTGTTGATATGGACACGACGAACTGCCTCATCCAAGTCCCAACCCTTAGCATTAGCAAAACCATAGACCACATAGACTAGGTCAGCCAATTCCTTGAGTTGCTCAGGGCCAGTGTCACGCTGATACTCAGAACGCCACTCGTCGGCTTCCTCAGCGATCAGTGCAGCATAGAGGTAGGCTTCAGGTTTCTGCTGTGTCCTCTTAGCAAATTCCTTAACCATACTCATAGGTGTCATGTTGAGGACACGAGTGCGGGTCTTATAGTCACTGCCCCAGTAGCCGTACAGGCTCTCAAAGGCTTCTATGTCGTCACCACTAATCATCTTATACCATCCTTCCGTGAAAGTGTGTCTCGAACCCACCAGTAGCATCGAAGAGATACCAGCAGCAATTATCTTTGCCTGTGCCTGCACTATCCTCAATCCACTTGACACGACCAACAGAGACGATACTCCGACAGTAGGTCATATACATAGAGGACTGCTTAGTGTGCATCCAGTCAGCATCAAATAGTAGCCATGTGGGGCAGATGTCAAGCCAGTGTTCAATAAATGGGTGAAGAAACTTCCTGTCCCAAGGTGGGTTAGTGATACAGAAGTCAACGACACCATAGCCACCTAAGTCTAGCTGTAGGGCATCACACAGCTTAACACGAGGGTCTTGAGGTTCTATGTCGCCCATGTAGAGGCATTCCCCAGCACCCCCTGTCAGCTTAGTAATATGATCGACCAGCCTACCGTCACCAGCACAAGGTTCTACATAATCAAAACTATACGGCAAGTGGTCGATCAGAGGCTCTACAGCTTCGATAGGGGTCGGGTAGTAGTCTCTAGGCACCCTATCAAAGTTGGACCTCTTACCCATACTGCTTCTTCAACCTCTCCATAGAAATGAACTCAGGTTCGTAGACGCCATTCTCTAGCTCACGCTTGACTACCACCCCATGCCACCATTCTCCGTTTGCTTGTCCCGCCCAGTTTTCTTCTGCCCCTTTGTAGCAGCCGACCACCATCCCAATGATCGGATTAGGATAAGCAGAGTCTTTAAAGTAAACAGAACGCTTATGGCTGTGACCACAAGTAGAGCTATGGTTGCGGTTCTGGAGAACGGCATAAGCATGGTGTAGACCAGAAGTAGCTGTGCCATAGTTACCAGAACTAAAGTAATGAGCGTATGATACCCCACAGTAATCAGCGATGGAGGGGGCGCTATTGCGGTATTCGTGGTATTCGTCGAACCAGACTTTTGTTTGAAGATGCCCGAAGGATACCCCGTATTTTTGTCCCTCCAGTCTTGGGTCGTGCGCGATAGCTTTTTTGATCCTGTTTTCATGGTTGCCCTCAAAGCCTATCCAGAAGGGACGCTTACGCTTGTGATATTTGAAAGGGTGACGTAGACGCTCTTGAGCATCATTGTATGTGTTGATGTCACCTTCGTAGCTCTGAGCGACAATAGACTGTGGGTAACGAGTGTCGTATGTGTTAAGCGACCGCATGTCAGCGCCATCACCCAAGTCAATCACCATGTCAGGCTTTAGGTCATAGATAAAACGACCCAACCAATCAAAACGCTCATTGCTTACGGACGGGTCACTGTGTCCGCAAGAGAAGACTACTGCTGTCTTGGTTTAGTCACTATCAATCTCCAGTGGTTCTATATTGCTGTCGAAGTAGTATTTAACAGCTAAGGCTTCATCTAGGGTCTGATACCAGAAGTTAGCTAAACCAACGGCACCATCCTCTTCGATCTTACATACCAGCATCCACTCGTAACCATCTTCGATACCCATGTATTCGAGATCTTCTTCTGGGAAGTCTTCTACACTGTATGGGCCATCCATGACACCCCAGATTAAAGTCTTAGGTGTCTTTGGCGTCTGACTTACCTTGCCAGTATCCTTCTTCCCAGATTTGTCGTCCTGCTTCTTGAGCTTCCCTTTTGCACTGCGCAATAGTTGCCCAAATACGGCCAGCATTTTCATGTTCGTCAATCTCCTCTGGGGTATAGGGCGTAGACTTAGAAGCTACTTTCTCATTTACCTTGTTCAGCAGTTTCACTTAACCACTCCTCTGGGATTGTCTTATCAGCGTATAGGAACCCATGCTTGATGCACCAATCCGCATACGTTGACTTAGCCCCTTTATTCAACTTAGCCTTAGAGTTACTAAAGACAAACCTGATGTCGAGGTCAGGGTGTTGCTGTTGCACTAACAGATGCTTCTTCCTGTCAGCAGCGACAAACCTACCCTTGGTCTCGACAATAATGCCATTAGGAAGTCTGAAGTCTGGGGTGTACTTCCGTGTCTCATTTACCTGATACTCAATCTTGAAGGTCTCATACTCGAAGCTAACCCCAGCTTCATTCAGTTGGGCAGATACTTTGGACTCAAGGCCAGATCGGTAGCCATACTTTATACCTTGGGAGGTTCCCATATCTCGCCCTTTTCTCGCCTTAGCCACAACAAACGAGCATTCTCTACTACACGTTCTTTGTCGCCATCATAAGCCTTCAGGACTGCTTCCCATAGGCTCTTTTCACTATTACAGTCTTGCAGCATCTTCTCAGCCTTGACTGGACCAACACGATAGAGACCCATGATATTGTCGGCTCTATCCCCAGTCAGGATCTGTTTATAGAAGAAGCGCAATCCCTCGAACTCAGTAACGGTAGTCCAGACACCAGTAGCAAAGTTAAAGTGTTTGCAAGGGATCTGAAGCATGTCTTTGTCAATAGACGCAACGACAGTATCATGGCCGTAGTATGTAGCCGCAATAGCGATAAGATCGTCAGCTTCTTCACCCTCACTTACAGTAGCACCCCATTTACTTACTAGTCGTTCTCTGGTCACAGGCAGGTGGATAGGCTTTTCTACCCCACTCCTGTTTCCTTTGTAGGGGAACGACTTTGCAATGTCGAACCTGAAGTTACCTGACCCAGTTAAGTAGACATCATAGTCATCTGGAACAGGGAACATCAGTGTCTCCCCCAAGATGTAGTCCATAAGATCATCAACCTTATCTTCTGCATCTTGAGGGAACATGTCCTGAGTTGAGAAGGCTGCTCTNTACGCTACAATGTCACCGTCTACTAGCACCTTCCCTTGCATCATTAGATTACCCCAAACACTACTTCACCGTTGTCCTTCTCGAACCCAGTGTTGACCACATACGAGAAGCCAGCACCACGAACAGCGTCAGTCAAGAACTGGGCCAACTCGTAAAGGTCTTCTACATCCTCCCGATTGTGAGTTACATAACCATCAACACCATCTACTTCTTTCTCAAACGAGAATGTGATCTGGATATCCATTAGGCCACCTTAAACAGTTGGTCGTCTTCATTGGTCATTGGCACATACTCTACCAATTCAGTGATACCTACGTTGACCAGACGGACACCAGCACCACGGCTGTAGACCTCAAACTGGACCATAGCCTTTGTGCCATTACCGAGAGCGCCATCGTCCTCAAAAGACCAGTAACGCTTGTTGTCAGGGTCACGAAGATCCACCAC